GGGAGTTTCTGATATTTGCATGAGTGCCTTGTGCCTTAAGCAGCAAGAATAAATCAAGGTGATAAAAGTTTTGGCCGGATTACTGATCCCTGTCAACCAGAGTTTAGATGATTTTGGATGAGTGTTAGATCACAGCCGAACAATATTTAGTATAGCCTCATTATAAGTTTGAAAAAAATAACCAGTTAGCAAGGTAACTTTCATTGTCAGGTTTACTGTAGCAGCTACGTAAGTTACAGATTTCTCTTTTAGAGAAGGGGGCAGGATGGTTGGTGAATATTGTTTAATGACTGATCAATTTGGTGAAGATGCTAGCCTTGGACACATATTCTACTGCCTTAAGGTACGTTACAGGCACCAACAATAAACCAGACCTCATATTAAAACGTTTCTAAGGTTGGCAAATTCCACATCAAAAAACCCGCCTAGAGGCGGGTTTTCTTTGAACTCTCAAGCGGGAGTCAGCCCGCTCTTAACTTAAGTGTAGCCGTCCCTGAGGTAATAAATGCTTCTGACGCAAAAAAAAGCTCACTGGTCGGTCTGCATTTGCAAAATAGATCGGGACATATTAGCGCCATAGATCTTAGCGCTAACCTTATGGTAGTGACCTGCTCCCCGTTGGTTAACTGCCGTCGAAGGCCATGACGGGATTGCGGCTAATAAATGCAGCGTCTTTTAATCAAACTTGTATTTGCTAATACATGATGGACATCTATGCAGAATGTTCAACGCAGTTGGATTCCTATAAATTTTTATCTTGTGCCTTTGAATAGCAATAAGCAGTCAGCATTTTTCCTTAAATCTGATCAACAAGGAGCAATATTGCAGGATGTACGCAACGTCTGCTCTTGGCACAGAGCTGCCTGCCAGATTAGCTTTGGCTCTGTGCCGTAATTGTGTCAGATCGAGTCTGAGCTGATACTAATAATATGTATCGAGCGCAGTCATATGGGTGAGCCATGCATGCATAATGCGCATGGTTTTGCATGATCCAGAAAGGATCAAAAAACACCTGTTCGCCCCTCAGTGCGTGCTTTGCGGCGATCTGGGTCATGCATTAAAAACGGTGAGCTAAGTCAGAAGCGGGCAGGCGGGTAACATTGCGCGCAGGGGCTCAGCGCTAAAAAAGCTGGTGTCATAAGCTGGATGTTGACTTGTTTTCCCCCTCTTTACTGGCTTTGGTAAATTTTATCCTATACGTATTTTCAGCTGCAAGATTGCAAGTGGTTTAAAATGCCATTAAAAACGTGACATGCAGTACAAAAATAGGTAGCACTTCACAAGTTTTGAGTTTTTTTATCAAGCTTCGTAGGTATTGTGTCGATAAGATTACATCGTTCAGAGGAAAAATTCCTTACTGAAAAATCTTATTACAAAGGATTATTATCCTAAGAGTTAATATGACAAAAATAATATGGAATCATATAATAAAATCATTAATTACAGGTGTAATAACCTTTCCATTAATATATTTAATAGCGTTAAAACTGAATGGCAGAGAGTATCTCCCCTCATTTCTATCAGATTATGTAAAATATAACATCAATGTAATACTTGCCTCTATAATTATTACAGTGACGCTAATTTTCATTATTTCTCTTATGCAAATAAACAAAATGTCTAAAGAACTAATGCGCTATATCGAGGCGGAAAAGAGTATGCTCTGGATTTCAAATCACGACCCCATTACGGCACTTCCAAACCAGAAGGTTTTGGACTTATTAATTTCTCGTACCAAATATTTAAATAGTGCAAATAATTATGCGGTTTTTACTATCGAGATCAACAGACTTAGAGATGTCAATGACCTGCTCGGTTATGACTATAGTAATGAAATATTGAAGCTGGTCGCGCAGAGATTAACATACCTATTTCCAGATAATGTGTACAATCTTCAGGGTAATGATTTTTTGATTTTGAAAATGAACAAAGATAAAAGTGATCTTCTTTCTATCGCCAAGAGAATTCTTAAAAACATTAATTCACCTTTCGGTATCGATGGATTTGTATTAAATATTGCAGCCAATATTGGTGTTGCACGTTATCCAGAAAACTCCATCTCTCTTAGATCAGTCATTAAGCAATCAGAAAGGGCCTTACACGTAGCTAAAAAAAAGGGCAGAGACCAAGTTAAAGCATTTTCACCAGTAATGCAGGACGACCTTTTGGCAACGGCCCGATTTAAATGGGATTTCAAGGTTGCATTAAAGAATAAAATCTTAACAACTTATTATCAGCCGCTTGTCGATTTAAAATTTAATACAATCACTGGTTTTGAGGCTCTCGCACGCTGGGAGCACACGCCTGGGAAGTTTATTCCCCCAGAACAGTTCATCGCACTGGCTGAAGAAACGGGGACAATCACTGAACTTACAGAGCAACTTCTAAGACAAGCCTGTATGGATGCCCTCGATTGGCCATCACATATAATGCTATCATTCAATATCTCATCTGTGCAACTATCTGATAAATCGCTTTCCTTCAAAATCATAAACATACTAAAAGATCTAAATTTTCCGGCCAATAGGCTTGAAATTGAAGTGACAGAAAGTGCACTGGTTCAGGAAGCAAATGCTGCACGATTCACGCTCAAGAAACTTAGTGACGAGGGTATAAAAATCGCTATTGACGATTTTGGTACAGAATATTCTAGTCTGTCCCAGCTCTGTAACTTTTCATTCGACAGACTAAAAATAGATAAAAGCTTTATCGACACTTTCCTCCATAACGATAAGCAAGATAAAATAGTACGGGCAATCATTTCACTTGCTGGAGCACTGGACGTTAAAATAACGGCAGAAGGAATAGAGCATATAAATCAATTGAACCACTTGAGAATTCTGGGATGTCACACTGGGCAAGGCTATCTGCTTGGAAAGCCCATGCCACAGCGAGACATTCAAAAAATTTCGTCCTTATATTCAGAGGGGGCTTTTACATTAAAAATCGAAAAGTAGAATAGGTTAAACAACTATGATTTAAGAAGTGAGAAAATAACCTGCATCCAAGATTTTGGTTGCCTGTGGAATTACTTCAACATACCGCTGGTGATCTTAAATTCACGTCCCTAGTTAAATACATGCGGGTGTAAATGCTTATTTATGCTCATGTTGAAATTAATCCGTCTTGGAAAATTAATTTTCAGCTAATAATGTGAAAAGATAAATGACAGTTCGAGCACCTATCATAGGGCTATGCGATCTTATCAGCCGTCAGCTCGTAAGTGGTAAATTTGATCACCTCATTGCCAAACCACGCATTCAACTCCTTAAACCGTTCCTGCAACGGCGTCAGCTCATTGCGCACAAACACCTGTGACGCCTTAACCGAATCACCAAATCCACCGCTGTTCTCCGGGATAATGCCCATCATCTGCGGCGGCACGCGGTGCGCGCACAGCAAATCGTTCTGGCTGGCTTTCTTGATGTTAAAGAAATCGTCTTTCGTCGCAACTTCGCTCAGCGGCAAAATCTTAATCCCGTCTGGCTTGCCGTTCGGCGCATACATGAAAAGATTGCGGAAGTTGCCCAGCCCTTTCGTATCGCGCATCGCTTTACGCATCTGATCGATGTCCGAACTGCTTTGTGCCGCGTCGGTCATGTATAGAATATATCCAGCGTGTGCGCCGTTCTGGTAATACTTACGGCGAAACAGAGTCGCAGCCTCATTCAGCCAGGCAGAGTTCAGGGCGCTGAGATATTCCGGCAGGCCGTACAGCTCCTGATTAATGTCCGGCTCAATCAAATGAAACACGCTTCCCGGTTCGAACTGATGCGCTTCTTTCCAATACTGCACAAACCAGTATGTATCCGGCTCAACGCCACGCCGTGCATATTTGGCAGGCACGGTTTTCATCACCACGGCGTCGCCGAGCTGGTTGCGGATCACCTCTAAAAACGCATTCCCAAACACCAGGTAATCCAGGGCAAACCGGCTGAACTCCTGCTGTGATAACAACGAGTGCGGGATAAACGTTGAAGCCAGAATATTACGTTTCACATACAGCGAGGAGCTGTGATGAACCGCAGCGCGCAGCGTGCGAGCCAACCCGTCAAAGCTGACCGGCGGCTCATACCACTGGCCGTTACCCGTACATTCGATGTAGTCCAGAATTTCGCGGCGGTCTAACACCGGCGTCGGGTCGCCAAAGCTGAACGCTTCCGCACCGCCGTTATGCTGGGCGTTTGTTGCGGTGACTGTGTTTTGTGTCGGCTTGCGGAATTTGCGCTTACTCATATTAATAAAACTCCAGGATGTTAGGGCTTTGGCCGCCGTTCGCTGCGGTCAGGGGTTCGTTAAGCAGTGCGTGCATGATTGCCCAGGCCACATCCGCGTGGCTGGCCTCCTCGCTGCGGCTGGCCTCGTAGGTGGAACGGCTGCCGCTGGCGGTCATGGTTTTGCGAATAGCCATGAACGACGAGGTGATGTCTTTATGATTGGTGTCGTATTCAAGTCGGCCTGACGTGATGGTGTCTTTGGCTTTCAACACCATTTTCGTTTTGGTTTCGGGGCTGTAGCGGATTTCCATCGCGGCGGGGAAGAACTGCCGTACCAATTGGAAAACACCCTGACCGATGCCGGTGGCGTCCACGCCGATGTATTCCACGCAGTACCGCTTCGTTAACTCCTCAATGCTTTTCGCCTGGGCGGCAAAGTCCATGCCCTTCCACTGGTGGCGTTCCAATACGCGGAATTTGCCCCCGTCCACCAGCGGCGGAGCCACGACGGCGCAGCCCGCGCTGTCGCCGGTGTGTGACGGGTCGTAACCAATCCAGACGGCGCGATAGCCAAACGGACGCAGGGCAAACGGGTTGAAATCCTTCCATTCTTCCACGCTTTCCACCATGCAGCGCTGTAGCTCCGCGAACGGGAACACGGACGCCTGGTCGTCAACAAACTCGCACATGAACAGGTTGCGAAAATCCTCG